TATTTGCCATAAGACCAGCAACATGTCCACTTGAAGGAATATCGATAAACACATCGTTATACTTGTCGTATACTTTTAGTGCTGTAGAATCGAGCGTTCCATATGAACTTGATGTAAGGTAATCGGCGAATGCCACCACGTTATTAACTGCTGATGCTGATACAGATCCACCGTTTACATCGGTGATAGATTGACCTGCAGGATTAGCAGTAAAAGGTACTGGTGGTGAAATGACTGCCAAGCAGTCTTTTCTTGCTGTAGCAATAGCAATGAGATCATTGGCAACTGCAACACAAGATGAGCTAGCATTAGCTAATGAGTTATCCAATGGAGGACAAATTAGCATGTTAACATCAATTGTCTCACCATCTTCAAGCAAATCAAAACCAGTTTGAATTGCAGCAGCGGTAAGAGTGTTATCATCGACGCCTAGTGTAAGTGAATCAGTAATAACAGAACCCGAACCTGTAAATGCAAAGCCACTTGCAGATGAAGATAGGTTTGTACCTGCATCAGTAAGAACTGCATCGTGGTCCATCCACCATACATACTCAGATCTATTATTGACTACGTCTTTGTAAAAGTTTGATTCACCATTTGAAAGTTTAGCATCTGCAGCTTGTGATACAAAAGCAAACTTTTCTAGAACTGAACCGGCTGTGCCTGTCCATGCTCCACCTTCGTCAATGACTAGAATATGGAGTTCGTCCAGTGCACCTGTTACACCTTGACTTTCGGCGTATTGACTGGTTCCTGGAGCTGAATCGAAATTTGCTGCATTGGCATATGTAGCATAGTGGCCTGGTGCACAAATTTCTACTTTAAGTGAGTTACCCAGTGTACCTGGATATTTGGCTGCCCACGGACCAACTGTGGCCTGACCGGCAGAATAGGCTGCATCGTAATTTTCTCGGCCTTTAATAAGTACGGCAGTTGCAGTACCATCCGCAATAGCGTTCTTAAGCGCAGCAGTTTCACATCTTACTGTTTGTAAGTTATTACCGTACTGAAGAAATCCAGCGGCAGTAAAATAAGAAGTGTTGTTGCTTAGGCTTGGAACACCAAACGTTTCGGCCAAGTTTTTTTCAGAAGTTACCTGCTTTACTTCTTCAACTGGTCCCCACGAGAATGCTCCCGCGAATGCGCCAATAGAAGATGATACTGCAGGAACAACGTTAGTGAGATCTATCTCACGTACGCGCACACCTGGAGAGACTTGGAAGCTCATGTGTATTTCCCCTTAGTTAACATTAAAAGATTTTCATAATACGGTTGTTCACGTAGTTATTTATAATAAATGTGATTTTAGAAAAGTTCAGTTGGTTCTCCAATTTCCCATCTATCACCATCAATAACTTCAGTTTTTTCTTGAATTCCATTATCAACAATACCAAAAGGCACTAACTCGTCTTCAATATGTTTCATTTGCTCATTATACATCATTTGCTTAATATTAATATCAGTCATATCATTAAACATATTAGTAGACACAAACCAGCCAAATAATACAAAGTTCATTACAAGGTCATCATGATTACCATCACTGGCCTCATAACTAGATCCCCTTGCACAAAACGTTGAAAACTCTATAATAGTTTCTGCATCTACAATTTCAATCTTATCTCTTTCAACGAGATCTTTAATATTAGAACAACCAATTCTTTTAACCTTACGAGTCATTTCTACACCAACAGCATTTTTCTTTACCATTGATTCTACAAATACGTTTTCATATTCTAATTCGTAGTATAGACCATTACACACTACTGCACCTTGATCATTTGACTCAATAACAACGTAAGCTTCATTGTAGGTTTTTGCATACTTATATATAATATCAGGGAAGAGCAGAGGCGAGATAGTATTGTCGCGATAGACAGCAACCTGTTTAAATGGTTTGGCACTGATATCGATTAAATTAAAAGTAGAATAGTCTTGGCCTCTTCCCTTCGCAACATCTACAAACATCATATATTCTTTAGACTTTTCAGGTCTTTCATATACTTTCAATGTTTGATCTTGGGTGTAAATAGGAGCTTTAGCTTTCATCTCTAAAAGCTTATTACCAGATATTAGTGTATTGCCTGTTCCATGGAAGTTATTACCAAACTCCTGATCAAACTGTAGTTCAGAAGTGTTAGATACTGTTTGTCTTTTCCATTCATCATCTCGGCCAGGAACATCCCACCAATCAATTCTAAATGGTTTAAATTCATTTGTTTGCTGTACAGCACCTTCCCACAGTTTATGGTATATATTACCTAGACCATTTGCAGTTGATGTAATAATAACTTTTGTATCTCTACCAGCTGAAACCACTGGATAGGTAGATGTGTAAAACTCAGTAGCGTTTTCAACAAAAGCAAACTCATCAAGGAACAATAGGTTAACAGATAAACCACGAATAGAACTACCACTTGTTGCTGCTGCAATAATTCTAGAATTGTTACTAAACTCAAGGGATCCTTTATTTACAGCTTTACAACCTGGCTGAAGAAAGAATGGAATATTCTCTAACATAAGCGTGACTCTGGCCAACATTTCTCGTGCAGTTGCACCTTTGTTAGCTAAGACAGCAATAGTTTTTTCTGGGTGAAAGATTGCATACCATACAAGGTATCCAACAGATGATATTGATTTACCTGATTGACGACAAGCTAATACAATAGAAAAACGGTTATCATTAAAATGACGAAACATTTTTTCTTGATAATCGTAAAGATTAAAATCAACTAAGCCTTGATCAAGAGATATAACTTTAAGATACTTTTTTGCAAAGTATACAGGATCTTTCATGCATAAAGCATACTCACGTATTTCTTCAGCAGCCCAACCCTGTTCAACACCGTCTCTTTTGATATTAGGGTTACCTAAGTATCCGAGTTCGTTATTCTTTATTCGTATCTGATTCAATTACTGTCTCTTTATCTTTCGCTTTTTGAATAAGCATCTTTTGTAAATCAGTAGCTGATCCTACATAAAGATTATTCTGTGTCATACTATTTGGAAGAGCTGCAGTAGGTGTTTCTACTTCTTTACGTTCTTTATGCAGTTTCATCAACTTATCTGCTACATCAGCATTTTGCTTAATTGCAGTTGATAAAACCTCAAAGGCTCGCGGATGTTCTGATTCACGAGCTAAGTCCATCATCAAGTCAATTGCTTCATTACCTTTTTCTGCTAAATTATAATATTGTGATCTAGCAAAGTCATAATCTTCTTCAATATCTTTAGACATTATACATACACATTTGTTGCTGATTGTACATTTCCGGCTGCGCCCGAAGTTGCTCCAACCAAGTTTTCACCAATTGAGAAATACGCAGATGGTAGATCTACCACTAGTATTTTCCCTCCGGTATCCCAAGTTTTTACTGTTCCAGTTGACCCAGAAGTTGCGCCTGTTACAGTTTCTCCTACGGTATAATCTCCTATATTGTTATCTAAAACAATTCGAATATTTTCAGCAACTGCAGGGAAAGGATATAAAACATTATAAGTGTAAGTATCTGTTACATTTGCAGTTGTAGGATTAGTGGTAACAGTTTGACGCTCTAGTAAGTTATTATTTTGAGCATCAAAATCAAAGAAGTCATTAGTTACTTTACGTATTGTTTTCTTATTCTGAACAGCCTCATAAAAATTAACTCGAGTTTCAAACTCAAGTGAATAGATAATAGCACGTCTAGTTACAAAGTCTCCTTCATAGTCATCATTCATTGTTACACTAGTTAGCACAATTGGAATATCTGATTTAATACCAATTGCAGGAACTTCATTAATAGTAACTGTATAATCTGGTTTAAACGTTGGTAGAATCTGCTCAAGAATCTGTAAAGCTTCATCTTGATTTTTTGTCATAATATTTAATTGAATACCAAGTCGATATGGAGTAGGTGTTCTTACAGAATTACGTGTGTTATTTGTAATAGAACCAACTCTAATTTCATTTGATTTGTTTACTGTTTGTGTTGTGTCATATGTCATTGAAGTAATTTCAAAAGACATTCTTGGCAATTTGATCGCTAAACGTGAATCATTTAAGTTAGGCTGATCTTGTACTCTAGCTAAAAACTTAGCCTTAGGACCATAAGCTAATGGTACTTTAATTGTTTGTAAAATCTTTCCTGCAGCATCATCTTTACGTATTTCAATATTATTAAATATAGTACCAAATACTGATATTGTCCTTCTGATAGCTGCGTGATAAAAATATGTTCCGAACATTATGTAATTTCTCCGAATGGATTAGACTCTGAGAAATCAATGATTGCATCACCGGTAGTTTCAAAATCTTGGTTTTGTGCGTTTGGATCTCCAGTCATAGCTAATTCAGGTGCATCTACCTGAACATACCATGTTGCACCACTATCTAAGCCAGTAAGAATATCAGCTACTAAACTACTTACTTTAAACTTTCGTGCTGTTCCGTCACTACCTATTTCATTAATAAGTGTAAGAGTACCAACACCAACTGTCTGAGTAAAGGCCACAACTTCAGCTGTTACGTAGATAATAGCTCCTAGGCCATCAACTTCTCCAGTATTTTGTCTAACTGTTTCACCAGGAGCGAAATGACCCGATCCATTATTAACTGTAAATACTTGCTGATATGAGAAACGTTCTTGCAGCTCATCAACTTCACGAATACCAGTTTCAAGTTCCTCATTAGAGTACTCAAACAACTCACATTCTAATTTATATGTTGGTAGATTATTTAATTGATAAAATGGTTGCTCATGTTCTACGAAACGTATTTCAAATAAAGATCTAGAAAGAGGAAGATATATTAAATCACCTTCGCTTGGTCTTTCATCGTTAAGAGAGTTATTGTAGAACCCTACTAGGTTTTCCCAACGCTTCTTTGCTACTACAAATGTAGCTTGATCTCTTATTTCAACACCAAACTTTCCAAGCAAATCACCTTCGCCAGCAAAACCTTCGGATGTTTCAATATACATTTCTACAGTATAAGCATCAGTAAATTTAGAATAATCTTCATTTAGTAGCTCATCACGAGTAATTAATTGACGAGGAATATAGTGAACATCTTGGCCATACATCTTTAAAGATTCTATGACTATATCTTCATATAGGTTCTGCTCTGTCTTTACTTTAGGACTGAAATATACATTAGTTGCCATGTTGTTATCCTACATAGAATTCTGGCATTGCTTCGTATTTTAACTGCATCTCTTCTTCGATTTTATCAATCTCCGCATTTGCTTCTTCTAAATATTGTCGTCCATTAATTTGAACGCCTCCAGGCAATTGCATACCTTCAAATTTAGACAAGTTTTGACCCCACTGTCTTTTAATAAGAGCTGTGGTGTATCTCTTAAGAAACAAATCGTTATATACTTCTGTATGAGTTTGTGGATCTATAATAGACATACAATCAATTATAATAAACTTACCAACTGGTAAATCAGCTGACCAATCTACATCTATATAAAGTCTATTTGAATTTCTATTAAATCTTACTTGTTCAGCTCCATTTAGTTTCATATCAAGCATTGATAGATACTGTTGGGTTTGTTCATAATGAGCAAGTGATCCGATAAAACCTAGATCATAAATGTCATTAAGCCTTAATTGATATCGTGCACTAAACATATTATTGCTTGATGCAGAACTATCAATTGGAAAAATTCTTTGCACTGTTGTAATAGATGTTGGAAGTGTAACATATTCATTTGTTACATCAGCTGAAGTAATTGCATACTTATAATAATTTTTTACAATTGCATCTGAATGATACTCTTGGTAAAACTGCAAAGCTTCATCAACTCGATCTTCAATTTGATCTTCATCAACGTTAACTTCAAGCACAGGCTCACCAAGCCTACGAAGGCAATGCGTAATCAGTTCTGCTCTTGTGGTTGGATTTGCCATAATAGTATCCCATAAATTAACTGTTCGATACTATTTATACGTTTTATGATTTTAACCTAAGTACTTAATCGTTAGTTGGTTGTGTACGTTGGTGTTGCCATAAATATCACCGTTCGATATAAAGTACAAGTGAACATCTAGTATATCACTCTGCGCACACTGAACAATAGTTGAGGCTGATATGTTTATTTCACCTGTTACATACGTCCAAACTAAAGATCTATTAGTGTTACTACCACTCCATCCTACATTTGCTTGGGTTCCGTTTAGACGAACATTTGTTCTATGGCCGCTTGTACAGTTGCGAAGTAAGTAATTAAAAGATACTTCATAGTATCCTGCTCTTGGAACAGTATATCGAGAAGTAGAAGTATCGTGAGCACTAGCAGTGTCAATATTTATTTGATTATATGGTATAACACCAGCCGCACTTATGTCTGTAATTGAATAAGCACTAAGAATAATTGGTGATGAAATACTTGGTGGACTAGCCAGTGTTGTAGTTCCATCATTAGCTAATGTAATCGAAGTATTACCCGTTGCTGATTGGATTGCACCTACTTTTAATGTACTCATCCGGCGATCTCCTGAATAAGCATACGTGAAATTGTTCTATCATCGTATTCGCCTTGCGCTCTATCGGGAACACTTCTATTAATGTACTGAATATTAGTAGAGAGTCTTCCTGCTCCTTGAATCTTATACGTAATTGAATTTGTAGTTGCAGGTGAATCTAAAAAAAGCATAGTGTGATTATGCATCATTCCATGCGAGTTTGACTGAGCTTGGTCTGTTACATGGGTGGATGTTCCTCTATATCTACTATCTCCAGCACCATCAGCATTTGCCCCTAATACAGTACTATTTCTTAAAAGATTTATATATGTTTTGTAGTAATCACTTGAGGCTAGAACATGGAAGTATATCAAAAATCTACTTGATGCAGTAACTGGTGTAAGAGTAATTGAAAGACCACTTATATCAACAAAAGTAAACCCTGATATAGTTTGAGTATCGGTTTTAGTAACTTCATAAGTGTTAATAGTATTTCCA